ATGGCAAAAGAGAAACTCACTGATCGTCGCCTAAAAACCCTGAAGCCAGCGGAAAAGGGAAAGCGATACGAAATTGGTGACGCTGTCGTTCCTGGCTTGGCAGTCCGCGTCACTGACAAAGGCACGCGCACCTTTGTGCTCGTCGGACGAATGCCAGGTAAGACAAGCGTTTCCCGGCCCACTATCGGTGAGTACGGCGCGGTGACGTTGGAGGCGGCCCGTGCGAAGGCGCGGGAATGGCTTGACCTCATGCACAGGGGCGTGGATCCCCAAATCCACATGGCTGAGACGAGAGCCAAAGAGATCGAACGACAGGAAACCACCCTGGGTGCAGTGTTCGAGGATTATAAGAAAAAGAAGATTTATGACAGGGACGGCGTAACGCTGAAACTGCGGAACGGCGCGGAGGTCGAGAGATCCCTCCGCGTCGAATTCATGAATGATAAGGTTGTTGCCGGCAAAAAGCGAAAGGGCCTGAAGGATCGGCCAATTGCGGGCATCACGAGGGCTGACGTTATCAGAGTGATAGACGACAAGGTTGAGGAAGGCCACGAGACAACTGCTCATAACCTCTTCGCTTTTATCCGGCAGCTTTTCAACTGGGCCATTGATAGAGGCACCTACGGAATTGATGCATCGCCCTGCGATCGGCTCAAGCCGAAAGCGCTCATTGGCGAGAAGCGGTTGCGAGATCGGATTCTCAGTGAAGATGAAATCCGTGCGCTGTGGATAGCGACAGAAAAGATGCAGTATCCGTTTGGGAGCTTGTTTCGTGTTTTGCTGCTGACGGGCGTCAGAAAAAACGAGGGCGGCCGATCAACGCGAGACGAACTGAAGCAGAAGGATAAGCTGTGGTCCATTCCAAAGGGAAGAATGAAGGGCAGGATAGTGCACCACGTCCCCCTCAGTGATCTTGCCGAGCAGGTTTTCGAAACCCTGCCGCACCATAATGGCGGCCCATTCTTATTCTCTACCACGGCTGGCGAAAAGGCTATCAGCGGCTGGTCGAAGGCCAAAGTGATCCTCGATCGCGAGATGCTCGCGGCGCTGAAACATATGGCCGCGGAACGGGGTGATGATCCTGAGCAAGCGGCGTTGACGCCTTTTGTACTTCATGACATCCGGCGCACAGTTCGTACCAATCTATCCGCCCTGGGCGTCATGACGGAGGTGTCTGAGGCGATCATTGCCCACAAAAAGCAGGGCATCCATGCTGTGTATGATCAATGGCAGTATCTAGAAGAGAAACGGACGGCGTTGCAGATGTGGGCGAACCGGATTCGCGCAATTGTGGAGCCGCCAAAAGAGAACGTTGTACCAATCAGGAAGAAGCGCTGAATTTCTTCATCATCCCGCCGGACTCATCGCTTGACGAATCTCTCTGATGGTTACACGATGTTATCCGTAGTTAACTGGTGTTGCATAAAGCGCCCAGAATTAGAGGAGGCCGCCTAGCGATAGCTTTGCCCTAAATGCAAATAGCCAGCCACCCCAGGCAGCATAAGTAAGTCCCGGAATCCTGCGCATTGCATAGAACTGTAAGTCGAAATCCGTTTCGTCGAGCATGACTGTGCATGTGTAATTGGGACTCGAGTGTTGCAGGCTGGAACGAGAGGCAAAGCGATGAGGCTAGTGGCGTATCCCGCACTCAGCGAAAAGGGTATCACCTTTTCGCGCATGCACATTTACCGGCTCATGAAGTCGGGCGATTTCCCAAAATCGGTACCTGTCGGAACTAACCGTATAGCCTGGTTGGAATCCGAAATTGATCAATGGATCATGGACCGCGTTGCTCAGCGTGATGGGGCTGTGCAATGAGCGAGCAGTCAGCAAAAGTGAAAAAGTCTCCTGGCGAACGCATCTTCGCGATTGATCGTCGGGTATGGAGCGCGGTCTGCGATCTGGGCATGATCGAGGCTCTGACTTATCTGGTAATTGCATCTGGAACAGGCGGGGATCAGCGAACATCAGGCTGGTCTGCGACTGCCGTGGAAACGTACGCCGGGATACACAACAGCCGAGGCCGGCCTGCGCTGCGCCGCCTGCAGGCGAATGGTTTCTTGAGTACGGTTGAGAATGGTAAGCTGCGCCGACATACACTCCATTCTGCCGATCAGATACCTGCCGTCAGAGGCGCCCCTACGCCTCAATGGATTTGGCTACCAAACTCTCTGGTCGAGGGTGTTGCCGGCGAAATCGCGCCCGTGAGATTGCTGCAAGATGCGCAGGAACCTGACGCTCTGCGACTTTTCATCGACCTTTATTATTTCCATGACCTCGCGGCGAACTGTGGTGTCGAGTGGCGGGAAGAATCCGGCGTTCGAGAATTGTTCTCTCGGGAAGAGATTGGCCAACACGGCGCTTACAAGGTTTGGGCTTTTACGCCGAAGACTTTGCAAACCTCAACCGGTAGCCCGTTTTTCATAGAAGATGATTTCTGGCGGATTTGGGATTTGCTTCTGGACTTGGGGCTTATCGAGATCGTTGCCCATCTTGTTTCAAGCGACACTCATATGGGCGAGGTCCTTTGCCCGTTGCCGTGGCGCGGTGCGTCAGGGGAGGAAGCTGAGCGGGCGATAGCGATTGCCGCCGATGCTGCCGGAAAGCGGATGGTACCGTTCTACGACAATCCGAAGTGCATGCTCGTTCCCGTTCTCAAGACGAAACCAAACGTCCAATTGATCGGGATCGCCAGAATGAGATATCGGCCACACACGACGAAGACCGCAGAGTGGCTGTCTCAATCAGATGAGTGGCAGAAGATTGCAAAGAGCTTCCAGCAAATGGCAGTCAAAGCCGCTTGCGGTATCAAGGAGGCATCAAGGTAATTTCAATGATGGGTCAAGGAGGGATCAAGTCTACCTTATCCCCCGTACTATCATGGCCCTCATAGCCGGGCCGGGCCTAGTCGAGGCTGCTCGACACCAGACACTGCGCATCACCACACATGTTTCAGCGATGGAGAAACAAGATGACGAGAATTGAACACCTATTTGACCCAGACACGGTGCAGCGGGTTTACGCTCGTATCGATCGAGAGAGAGAAGAGATTGAGACCATGAGAGCAGTATCGAATGCCGCCGCCGTCAACGTCATATCTCTAGCTGCGTACCGACAGAAGATCATCAATGATGGTGGTTTGGTGGTGTCTTGAGCAAGCGGGAGCGAGGCTCCGGGATTTGCAGACCCCGCTGGCAGCGAATTCGCGGAGCACGTCATCCACAATGACGCGCTCTGTTGACCGGAATATCGTTGCAAATGTCTTTCAATTCAGCGATATAAGAACGGAGAACATCATCTCTCTAAAAGCAATTCCCGCGCTCAGGTCAACGTTAGGTCAACAATGAGCGCGGTTTCAGCGACGTTTTTCGCGTCGTATCTCCACAAGCCGCGATGGAACACGGTCAAAGGAGGCCAGCAATGCTTACGAAAGTGAAGATTTACCGCATCACCGGGGACGAGATCGAAGTCGCGTCGTTTGATGCTCATGAGGCTGTCTCGAACCATCCTGACGAGTGGGCGCTGACGCCGTGGACACAGATGCAACGTCAGGCGGCTCTGGAAAAGGCGCTGAGGGCCGATATCGACGCGATCGACGCTTAGGCGTCTATCCCGTTTCGAGCTGCCGTCATGTCGCAGGGTTTTGCCCCCGTACCCCCTTCATTTCTACCAGGCCGTCGCAAGCCGGGGGGTGGGGCAAAATTTCGCGGCACTTTCTGTAAGTCCACCCTCACACAATGCAGGCGTTCCCCATGACATCGGGGTCGGATTTTTTTCAAACCCGGAGAACATTTCCATGGCCACATTACCGTTAGATCAAGGCCGCAACCTTAATGGCTCCCGTCAGCGCCGTGTGTTCCGCGCGACCGGCGGCGAAAGCATCTGGATGGAAGAGTTCGAGGCCGCGCAGACCGTTGCGCGCCGTCCGGCCGAGTGGTCGCTCGAACCGTTCGGCGGCCAGACCTATGGGGCGGTGACAGACCCGTGGGCGGTTGAGACGCGGCGAAACTCCGTGCTGCCTATCGAAGGCCGTGCCAACATTCCTGTGAAAGCGTGGTGATGAAATGGCGCCACGGCATGACACTTCCCCGAAAGCGTTGATCGAGGCTAGAACACGAGAGGCTGCGAAGCCCGGGCGCACGAAATCAGTCGGCCGCGGCTCTGGCCTTACACGTAAGGTTCGTGAGGCGATTGACCTTTTGGTATTTGGAACCGATCTCGAACCGAAAAACAGGCTCGAACAGGCAGCGGAGAATGCAGGAATTTCTGCGAGAGCGCTGCGCGCAGCAATGCTGAAGCCTTCCGTCGATACCTATTACAAGCGTCAGCTCCACGCCTATCGAGAGGGGTTGAAGGCTGTCGCCTTGAACACGGTTGAAGATGTCATGACCGATCCTAAACTGATGGGTAATGCGGCAGGGGCAAAAGTGCGGGTCGATGCGGCGAAACTCGCCCTCAATGAAAATGCCGGATCGGGTGTGAACGTGCAGGTTAACACACAGGTCAACGTCACTCCTGGCTATGTGATCGACCTCACCGAAGACAAGCCCCCGGTGATAATTGCGGAGAAAGAGCATGGTTAAGCTGCCGACTATACAGCCCCGGGGTGCCGTGACGCGCGGGCCGCAGTCTTCCGTTTCCGCTGCCGAGGTCGCGAACCCTTATCAACAAATTGCGTCTGCCTTCGACGCTATCGGCGAGACATTGCAGGCCAAGTCTCTCGATGATTCCCGCATTGCCGGAGAGCAAGCAGTCTCACGTGACGGCGCCGGCAAATTACAGGTAGATCTGCGCTCCAACCTCACTGCCGCGGGCCGGATGTATAACCGCCAGGCCACACAGGCTTTCTCCGCGCAGATGGAGATCGAGACAAAGCAGGCGATGATCCGGCTGCAACAGGAGGCGAACGGCAATCCTGATACCTTCAGGTCTGGGGCTAAAGGCTTTCGAGATGGAATGCTGACGAAAGTGCCAAAGGAGCTGCGTGGCCCGATCGGCACAATGATCGATTCCGAAATTGGGGCATCGCAAGCCGGTGTTGAGCAGCAGAAATATCGCGCCGACACCGTCATGCAAAAGAGCACGCTACTAGAATCCATCACGATGAAAGACAATGACCGCGCTGCGCTGGCGCGGCAGGGCGGCACCGGCACGGAAGAATACAAGCGGGCTTATACCGAGACGCGCACCCTCTGGAATGAACTGTCCGGTAATCCGGCCTTTCAGCTTAGCCCGAAGGAAGCGGAACTGCGCCTGAAACAGGCAGCGGACCGCGACATGGGCGAGGCAATTCTCGGCGAAGCAGAGCGCGCGCTCGACAACGGTGGCGAGCTGGAAGCGAAAAAGCTGGCCGATCGCATCCTGACCGATACGTCGATTTCACTCTCGCCTGCCACCCGCCGCCAATATGCTGGCTTGGTCACCGGTATGATCAAGACCCATAATTCCGAAGCGCGTGCCGCAGTGGCTTCCCTGCGAGAGCTTGCGAAGGATCGGCCGAAGTCCTGGGATGCTGGAATCGACATTGATTCCGCTGCCGATATCGATCTAATCGAGAACATCCGGAAAGGTGATCCGGCATTTGCCCATTATCTGACCGGCAAGATGGCCGCTGCGCGAGAAAACCGTGCGATTAGGGCCTTGTCGAACGGACAGCAAGTTCAGCTGTTAGAGACGGTTCGCGGCGGCAACGTTGTTGATCGTATCATCGGCGTTGAGAGCGGCGGCAATGCCACGGCCAAGAACCCCAATTCCTCCGCAACAGGGGCTGGTCAGTTCATCTCATCCACATGGATGAACATGATGAAGCAATATCGGCCTGATCTGGTCGCAGGCAAGAGCGCTTCTGAAGTGCTGGCAATGCGAGGCGATCCTGCGCTCTCGCGAGAAATGACGGCTCGCTACGCTCAAGAGAACGCACAGTTTCTTCGCAATCAGGGCGTCGAAACAACTGATGGTAATGTCTATCTCGCCCATTTCCTTGGGCCGCGCGGAGCCGTCCAGGTTCTGAAGGCCGATCCCGGTGCTTCGGTCGCAAGCATAGTTGGTGAGGGGGTTGTTAACGCCAACGAATTCTTGCGCGGCATGTCGGTCGCGGATCTCCGCGCCTGGTCAATGAAGAAGATGGGCGGCGGATCCTCCCCGATCACGGCAGAGGCTGCGAAGACGCTTCAGGGCGAAGTCACGGCTGATCTGAAATCATCACTGACGGACTGGAAAGCGCGTGTGGCCCGCGGCGACATCCCTGATGCGTCGTCTCTAAGCCTGATGTCCCGGCAACTGTCACTGGTCGATGATCAGGACCTCCGGGATGAGTACGCCAGCATCTTCCGAAACAGTGAGGCATATCAGGGTGGATATGCTGGTGACCCCGCCGCTGTTGAAGCGTTCATATCCTCGCTTCAGGCGCGCGCCGCTGGGCAAGGCCTGTCTTTGGCTGAGCTAGAAGTCATGGATTCGTTCAAGGCCGGCAGCGAAGCTGCAGAGAGAGACAAGAAAAATGACGGTCTCGGATATGCCATGAAGGCATACGAAGGCTTTCCCCAAATGCCTTTGCTCGATGTCAACAATCCCAGCAGCTACGGCGAAACCTTGCGCCAGTATCAGAACGGCGTGAACATAGCCCAGGCTCGCGGCGAGATGCAGAACATCCCCGCCTTCCGGCCGGCACAGGCGCAAGCGGTTGCGAGAATGTGGCAGACCGGCAATCCAGATCAGCTCAATTCGCTGACCAATGCTATGGCGTCTTCGCTTTCCCCGGAAACTCTGCGCGCCACGCTCACCGATAAGCCGATCAAGGAAGCGCTATCCGGGGCCATCCTGTCGAACGACCCTGTGAAGCACGCAGCGGCGATGCAGCAGCTCGATCTGCTATCCGAGCGCGTTTCCATGCCCCAACTTGAGGCAGATTTCGGCAAAAATGCTGTCGATCGCCTTCAGGACTGGCAGGCCAAGGTGAGATATTTCACGCCTGAAGAAACAGAGGAATGGCTCAAGCAGCGCAACGATCCCAAATGGGAAGAGCGCACGAAACCCCTTGTTCGCAAAGGACAGGATGAGGCCCGCAAGGTCAGCGCCGCTGATGTGGTCGACAAGCTCGACACGAACCGCCTGTTCGATGCCGGTGGACCTATCGACGAGCAAACCCGCCGCATGATGCTGAACGATTATGTGACGCTCGTCGGCGACCGAAACGCCTCCTTGGATAACGTCGACACCGCGAAGAATCAGGGAATCGAGCGGATGCGCAAAGTCTGGGGTGTCACCGGTGTCTACGGTGACAGAGGTGGGCGCGTGATGCCTTATCCGCCTGAGGCGTTCTACCCTGAGGTAAACGGCTCGAAAGACTGGATCGGCAGAGAACTCGCGGGCATTGCACAGGGCCGCAACATCGACGTTGCAAACCTGTCATTGGTCAGTGACCAGAAAACGGAAACAGCCGCCCAGCGTGGTGAGATGCCTGGGTACATGATCACAGTCATCGATCCAGTCACCGGCATGGAAGAGCTTCTGACCGATGAGCAAGGTCGCCCGATCCGTCATTTCTTCGATCCGCAGGCCGCACAGAAAGCCGGTCTCTCAGCAGCGCAGGAAACGCGCCGGACTCGGAATGATCCATGGCTCGTGCTTCCGGGCGGTACCGCTGTCGGTCCACTTTACATGGGCGGCGCAGATCCTGCTGATTTGCAGAACCGCCAGGATCGTATCAAGGAAATCAGAGGCGAGCAGAATAACCGTGTCGAGCAGAAGCGACGTACACGCGCAGAGATGAAAAACGCCAACATTCCGGGCATGCCTGTCGAACCCGGAGCGAACTGATGCCTTCCATCGCTGATGAATTCGTCCCGCTCCGTACCCGCGCACCACAGGAAGCCGATCTCGCCCAGCCTGAACCGACTGTGATGCAGACGCTTCAGGCGGCCGGCATTTCGGCGAACATGCCTTACCGCGTGTGGTCGTACATGGCGAACCGGCAGAACGTTGCGATCGATCCGACATACAATCCCTTCGAAGACATCAAGGGAACAAAGTTCGAGGCGGATCCACAGCGGTTCGCGTATGCGCGGAATCGAGAAGAGACACAAGCCATCATGCAAGAGCGTGATCGTGACGAGGAAGCGAGCGCTGTTCTCAATCGATCCGGCTGGGGCGGCACCGTTGCAAGCATCGGCATGGGAATGGCCGACCCGACCATCTTCATGCCGGTCATGAAAGTGTTCTCCGGCGCTGCCGCTGGCTATAACGCTCTGAGGCTCGGCGCTGATGTTGCCATCGCGGGGGCGGCAGGCTCCGCTCTCAGCGAAGCGGGCATGATGGCAACGACACCAGACATGACAGCGGGGGATTTTGCGCAGAATGTCGGGACAGCCACAATACTTTCCGGAATCCTTGGGGCCGGTGCCGGCGCATTTCTGTCAGGCGCAGAGCGAAAAGCCGTGGAAGCGAAATTTCATCAGGATCGTGTCGCATGGGGTGATGATCTCTCACCGACACCACAGCCACAGTCGACAGGTGCCGCCGCCAGTGACGCCAGAAATGTGCAGTTGGTGAAAACCCCGTTCGATATGCTCCCCGGTGGTGATCCTCTCGGCAAGCTTTCTCCAACGCGGCGCGTTCTCAATTCGCCGTTCCAATCTGCGCGGCGGGCGCTGGTCGATCTCGCGGAAACGCCATATCTGTTTCAAGGCAACGCTGATGGCGTGGCTGTGACTAGCGGCCCAGCGCTAGACCGTCAGATGAAGCTCATCATTCGCCGGAACCGTGTCGGATTGTCGGACACACTCGACAGCACATTCACGCGCTACAGGCTCGGTCAGGATGATGCCAACATCATGCAGAAAGCTGCAATGGGTCTAGCCGACATTCGCGGCGCGACAGGCGGCAAGCTTACACGACAGGAATTCAAATCCGCAATCGATGACGCGCTGCGCGGCGGTGACACCCATGCGATCCCAGAGGTGGCAGAGGCCGCAAGCTATATCCGCAACACAATTCTGAACCCCATGCGCGACCGTGCCATCAAGGCCGGTCTTTTGCCGGAAGGTGTCGAACCGGAAACCGCCGCCAGCTACATGATGAGATCGTGGGACAAGGCGAAGGTGACGGCCCAGCGGCCCGCAGTTGTCGAACGCTTCACAGACTGGCTTGAAAGCGAGCAGGTTCGGAAAGCGTCGATACAGGACACGCTCTCTGACCTTGGCGGAAAGTTGGATGCAGCAGAGGCTCGCATCATTGACCTTGAACGCAAGGCCCAAGGCGGCACGCCGGACCATATTGCAGCCCGAGCGGAGGTTGATGTTCTTCGTGGGCAGATTGAAACCCAACTGACACAGTGGAAGGGTAAGAGCGCTACAGAGGCTCTGTCAGCGCTGAAGGCTCGCGATAAGGCCGGGGCGAGAGCGCCGGATGCTTCTAGGCTGACATCTGCCGACAAGGCTGTCACATCGGCCATGCGCCGTATCGTCGGCGGCGACAGGAGCCTTTCGCGGGCAGAGCTTCGCGGCAGAGCCAGCGAGATTGTTGACCGTATTCTCGGCAACCCTGACGGCAGGCTTCCGTATGATGACCAGTCTGCCCAGGGCAGCATGTCGGTCGGCGGTGAAGCGCGCGGCCCACTTGCGTCACGAGAATTCATGATCCCGGACGAGATGATCCGTGAATTCCTCGATACTGACATCGAGCGCACGCTACAGCAATTCCTTGATACTATCGTTCCCGACATCCTCCTGACAGAACGTTTCGGTGATGTCGATATGACAGAGGCGTTCCGCAAGCTCAGGGACGAGCATGCCGCGTTGTCCGAAGGCGCCAAGTCGGAGAAGGCACGAGGCAAGCTCAAGGCGCAGTATGACGCTTCCGTGGCTGACCTCGCCGCGATCCGCGACAGAGTTCGGGGAACATACGGCAGTACGACAGACCCGCGCATGCGCTTCTGGGGCCGGATGGCAATGAATGCCATGAAGGCAAACCAGATCACCGACATGGGCGGCGTTGTCCTCGCATCGATCCCAGACATTGCGGGGCCAATCTTCCACTACGGACTGACCGGCCCGCTGAAGCACCAGTTCAATCCGCTGGCTAAACTGTTCGGAAGCAAGGAAATGAAAGACCTCGCGAAGGGGTCGAAGGAAGAGCTGCGCGCGCTGGGCATTGGTGTTGAAACCGTTCTTCAGGCTCGCAATGCTGCCATCTCGGACGTCTTCGACAAGATGCATGGCCCGACCAATCGCTTTGAGCGCGCACTCGACAAGGCCAGCAACGCGTTCTTCATCGCAAACCTGCTGTCGCCGTGGACTGACGCCATGCAGCGTATCGCAGGAACCACGGCGATGGATCAATTCAGCCGCGCGGTCGAGGCATCTGTTGTAGGCAAGGCGAGCAAGGCCCAATTGCGCAAGCTTGCTGAGGCCGGCGTCGATGGGACCATGGCGCAACGTATCTGGTCAGAGATGTCCTCTGAAACAGGATCAAGCGTAATCGACGGCGTGCGCCTCTCCAATGCTGGCGAGTGGAAAGATGTTGGCGCTCGTGAAGCATGGGAGGGTGCTATCGCCCGCGATGTCGATATGATGGTGATCAGTCCAGGCCAAGAGAAAAGCCTGATGCCCTCTCGCAATCCGGCAGTGGCAGTGCTGCTTCAATACAAAACCTTCGTCATGGCCGCGAGTGAGCGCATTCTGTTTCGTGGCCTTCAGGCACGTGACGCGCAGGTTCTGCAAGGCTTCGTAGCTGTGACCGCTCTCGGCATGATCGGTGAATACGCTTATTCGGTCGCCAGTGGCCGTGACACGCCCGCCAGCACCGGAGACTGGATCAAGGCAGGCATGAGCCGTAGCGGCGCTCTGGGCTGGATCGAGGAAGCGAATGCCATCGGAGCAAAATGGACCGGTGGCACGACAGATATCTATCGAGCTATCGGAGCGGAGGGACAGGGATCGCGCTACCAGAGCCGTGAGAAGCTGGGCATCCTGCTGGGGCCGACTGCGAACAAGCTGGAAGGCGTTGTCCGCGCAGGGGCGAACGCGATCAATGGTGACTGGTCAGCCGCCGACACGCGCCGCATGCGACGGCTCGTCGCCGGTCAAAACCTGTTCTACCTTCGCCGCCTGTTCGATCAGATCGGTGAGGAATGATGGACATCGAGAACGATACGAGGATGGTCGAACTCAGGGCCGAGCTTTTTCCGCAGCTCGCAGGACTTCGCCACAACGGCCAGCGCTGGGTCGACGCCGAGCATCCAGATCCCGCACTCGTCCCCGTCATAGCGCCACCAAAGCTGGAAATGTTAGTGGGCACCGGCAATCGAAAGGCACTCCGCCCTCAACCGAAGAAACCGAAAAAGCGGCGGCGTGGCGGTTTCTGAAAATCGACTATTGTGTGTCATTCCTTACTGTTTTGGCGCAGACGGGTGATCGTGATGTTTTTCCATGGCTCGAAGGATGCATATTTTCTTCCCTCGGCGGCAATGGCTTCAAGCAAGCGATCCCTCGCAGGTTGCCAGAGGGCCAATGCGGCGTCGTATTCAGAGACATTGGCATCTCCCTTGTCGCACCGTATCAGGGCTTTCACTATTGCGCCTCTCGTCTGAAATAGGTTCTGCCAGGCGGGAGAAACCTCAGGGAAATAAAAAGCGATAAGCATTTCCACCTCGCTATGCGCAGCGCCAGTCTCAGGACCTTTGGCAAGCTCGGTACCATCGTTCATGCGTCCTCCACCCGCCAGAATCGGTAGCATGCCGATGAAATAGCCGCCTACATCGCGTGCCCAACGATCTGCAGAGCGATACAGCTGTTCAGCCTTCTGTTGTCGAGAAAGATGCTGATCTCTCTTCAACGCTAGGAAAAACGACACGAGGCCAGCCACGAGACCGCTCGATAATACCGTCGCGATGTAAGCAAACATAAATTGAATACCTCTTTGTTAGCCTGAGACGAATATCCCAAATTCTCGGACCTGTAACGCTGTCCCGGCGAACTGATTATTCGCTGTCACCTCGCGAGGCATTGCAGCGAGCAAAAAAGCCGTTTTGTATAACAAAATCAACGAACACACCCTGTGCTTTGCAAACGCGAATTTCGCCGTGTTACGTCGTGTGACAGTTGCAAAACGCGAGGAGCGAAAAAATGTCCGACAAGGTGTCTCTGGTATCTTCTGATGATTTGAAGGCCCAGAAAATTGCGGCGGAGGAGCGCTTGGAGGTTCTGCGGCTCGAACAGGTTGCCGCCCTGGAAGAAGGGCGCGACTTCGAACACAACGGCGAAATTCTGCTCGTTTCAGAGCGTATCAACGCTTTGAGCAAGGCGGTGGAGCGCGCAGAGAAGCGCGAGGATGAAGCGCGTGAGCAAGAGATTCGCAACTTGGAACGCCAGCGTCTTGAGCAGATCAAGAGCAAGTCGAATGCGATCATGGAAAAGCGCGTTGAAGCGCTTTTCGAGGCAGAGTCAGCAATGTATCAGACTTTGGGCGCCATCAGACGTTTTCTCAAGGCCAACGCCGATCTCGCGAAAATGATGCAGCACGCCCAGCCCATTTTTGAACGCCATGGTGTACCTTCACACGAGTTCTCGGAGTTTGGAATCGGTAACGTACACAATCGCTTGAGCCTCTATCTCAGCTCAGCGTTTGAGAGCCTTGGCCTCAACGACAATCATCTTGGTCAAATCACCTGGCATTCAAACCCAGGGATCAGCGGCTCATGGAACGAGAACGAAACCGGTTCGACTTCAGGCTCCTTTGGCGGTGTATTCTTGCGCGGAATTGACCGCATTCTCGTTGATCTCCCGGAGCTTGGCGATGAAAAAGCGTGAAGGCCGCATGCTTCAGACTGAGGATGTCTGCCGGCGGTATGGCATCCCCAGAATGACGCTGTATCGCTGGTGCGCCTCTGAACAGGAAGCGTTCCCGAAACCCATCAAGATCGGACGGCGCAATTATTACGACGAAACTGAAATCCTGAAATGGGAGCTGCGGCGGGCGGGCCTAAATCCCGATCTGCCGGAGTCCATCAAGGGCGCTCGCGTGGTCTCCGATTTCATCACCGAATATGATGATCTCGTGAAAGCGTTCGTTGCACAGCGGCAGCGGCTTCAGATGACCGTCATGGAAGTCGACGCGCGATCCGGCATGCAAGAGGGTTACACGACCAAGCTGGAGAACTACCACCGCACATATGGTCGCGGCGTTGGGCCTGAGAGCCTTCCCCTCTGGCTCGGGGGACTACGGCTGGCGATCGTGCTCGTCGAGCTTCCGCGCGCGCCGCGAAACTTCAAAGACAAGGTGCGTGCAGGCATCGCCAGCATTGACGATGTCGAGGCGGCGTGAATGATCCTCCTGCCACAACAAGAGGATTCACCATGGCAAAATCCGATAAGCTCTTCGTGACGGAGGCCGAGTGTGCGGTGCGCATCGGCCTTGATACAAACGATTTCAAATCCATCGTTTCGACACTCGAAAAGGCTGGGTTTCCCTTGCCTGATCCGGTCTTCAAAAACCGTAGATACTGGCCAGCCGTGCGCGCTTGGCTCGACCGCCGATATGGAATAGACCGCGCCACTGATGGTCCATACCCGCCGGACGGCGTCGAACGTTGGAAGTTTAACCTGTGAGCACCCGAAAAAATTCAAAGTGGAGTACTAGGTTTACCACTGCTCGTCACTTCGTGCCGCGGCCGAAGATATATGCTAACGCGCTAGCCGCAAATGCCAGCGATCTTTCAGCCTGCTTTGACCAGAAATCGGCCACTGCTGCTTCAACAGTTCCGGCCTGGGACCAGCAATAAAAGGTCCCCGCCATCCCGGCGATCATCACAAGAAAAGCGATGTATGTTGGCGCGGATTTTTCACCGCCAAACGCACGACCGAGGAAACCCAATTCGTGTCGACGCATTGTCTCCACGTGGCGATTATTTTCTTGAGCTATTTTCAGTTGAAATTCGTGAGCCCCGCTTTGCGCCTCGTTGAATTCAGCATCCACCTTGCTCTTCGTGGTTATCGCTTCTTTCGCTGCTTTTCGATCAAATGCCATATTCGATCGCCAGTCTGTTTTTGATCACCGGTACCGAAACCGCAAACAGCTTCGATAGACCTTCGACGGTGGTGGTCTTCCAGTACTGGTCGAGAAGAAAGCGGGGCACCAGGAGGTGACCAGCAAAAGCGTTGGCCTCTTTCTCATGGGCATCGTGGCCTGTGTAATCAGCGTTACGCATCAAAACATTGTAATCGGCAGATCGTGCCCATTCTGCATGGAGAATGTGGTGGCCCAACTCATGGGCTATCGTAAATGTCTGTCTTAGAGGGAACTCCGCTTCGTTGACGAAGATCGTACTTGTATCGCAGTCGTAAAAGCCGGATATCTCGTAGAATCTGCCACCAAAAGTAGCAAATTGAATGTCAACGCCCAAGTTTTGGGCGATATCTGCAGGATTTACCGGTGGCGCGATGATGCCGAAATCATCATGAATTCGCTTCACTTCCCGTTTTACGCGGGCATAGTTGGGAATGGTCAAAGTGTCCATTGATGCCCTCTTCGTTTGTGTTGCTTTGAATTCATATAAGCGATTTGCGGTCCATCTCCAACTGGCCAGATAGTCGTGTCGATCGAGGGGGTTTACGATGTGGTGAGCTTGGCCCTTACACGCTCGGCTATACGCTCCAGCGCCGGGACGAAGTATGGAGCCAAATTGTCCCAGACATTGGCGGGTACTTTCAGCTCAGATCCATCCGAGTTTTTCAGATTTAAAATTAGGTGGGCAATCTGATCGTGAACTTCATCAGGCTGATCGCCCCAAAAAAGCAGCAGCTTGTCAATCACAGTCAGCGCCGCTTCTTTTTCTGCGAATAGGGCGATCTGCTCCTCGTATGTTAAGGGCTTTCCGTCAGAAACACTCATCGGTACGCCTCCCGCTCTACTATTTTTGCTTCTCATCGCTGTAACTGAGACGAATATTATTTCTATCTCGAAACCATTCAGTAGGCGTCCGAACTCGTTTCTGATCCATTCGCATGTAGGGGCGAAACAATTCTGCGCCATCTTCGTAAAATCTAACAACCTTTCTAAAGAGCTTCAATCGCCGATCGCTCACGGACGGTGTTGGTTCGTCCTGAATCTGTCTGTTGGCCCATTCGAGTTTGTGAAGAGTGTCGGCGAGATCTTTGAGATAGTCCGACACATCACTGCCGAAAAGGAACATCGCTTTATCGGCCGCTCGCATTACAGCCATTTGGCTTTCGTCGTCACCTCTACCGCTTCGCACCACAGCCCCTACCGCTTCCCAAACTTGGCGATAGATTTCTAGCCTTCTGTCGAAGAGATCTAGCATCACTTTCTGATGCGCTGTCCTCCACTGCATGAAGGCGACGACGAGAACCAATCCGCTAATGACTGTGGTAGCCCAGGCGCTCATGATTTGAGCCTCACGCCCGGGCCACCACCGACCATTGCGCCGCTTCCGAGAAAGACCACACCGGCCTGTATGAAAGCTTCGATGATTGCCGTCACCGTCCTGTCTTGCGCGGCCAGAATGCCAGGTTGTCCCTCCAAGCGCTTTATTGATGGCAGGGATACCTTGGAGGCTTCCGCCAAATCCTTTTGTTCCCAACGCAGCAGCGCGCGCGCCGCTCGAACCTGCTCACTGGTGATCATCGATCCTCGCTAAAATAATACCTCAGGTATTGACGATTCCTCACGTATCATATAATACCTTAAGTATTGATTAAAGCAAAAAGTGGAGATCGAAATGCCGAACACATCGATTCCGGCCACCGCCGAAGGTATGTCTGAAATTCACGTCGAGAAGCGTATCGCCGAGCTGGCGAAAGAAATCTCGCAGCTCATGGACAGGACCAAACAGCCTGCAACGCTCATGATTTTCCAGGCATCCACACACCTAGAGCCACGCTACGAAGCAAACATCGGCGTGGGGCGGTCCGCGTTATCATCTGCTCTTATTGCAGGGATCGACAATCTCGACGCCGGCCAGTCGATCGTTGATCTCATTAGCTATGCGTTGGAATCGATGAGCGGAGACCAAAGTTTCCGAACTGAGGTCAACGCGCTCCAGTTCGGAATAAGCGGTCTCGGTAAGCACCTCACGTCAGCAAAGGCTGATTTCGAGAAAGCGCGCTCTTTGATGAAAGATGATCAAAGTTGACCGAGGCGTTGACCTAGGCGGCGCGAATGCCGCCGCAGTATCAATAAAATTCCGCTAAGTTATTGAAAAGAATGGTGCCGCTTACGTGACTCGAACACGTGACCCCGTCATTACGAATGACGTGCTCTACCAACTGAGCTAAAGCGGCCCGATTGTGACCCGTTTGTTACGGATCAGCTTCATGGCGGGCTGATACAGGCAATGCTGACGGATTTCAAGCCTTGAATGCGCGGGTTTCGAAAAATCCGAAAAAAAGCTTTGCCTGCCCGTTGTTTATAGGTGGCCTCAGCCTCTCGCGCAGATGCGCTGTCTGGCTGCCTCATACTCGCGTACCAGCCGATCGACGAGGTCAGCCACCGGCTCCACCACCTTGACCGCGCCGATGCCTTGTCCGGCGCCCCAGATATCCTTCCAGGCCTTTGCGCCGCCGGTGGCGGTTTCGAAGTCCATCTTGGAAGGGTCCGCTTCCGGCAGGTTGTCGGGGTCCATGCCTGAGGCGACGATCGAGCTTTTCAGGTAGTTGCCGTGTACGCCCGTGAAATAGTTCGAATAAACGATGTCCTTGGCCTGTGCCTCCACGATCGCCTGCTTATAAGCGTCGGAGGCCCGGGCTTCCTGCGTCGCGATGAAGGGGGAGCCTATATAGGCCATATCCGCGCCCATGGCCTGTGCCGCAAGGATGGAGCCGCCATTGGCGATGGCGCCAGCCAGCAGCAGGGGACCATCGAACCATTCGCGGATTTCCTGAACCAGGGCGAAGGGTGAAAGCGTACCCGCATGTCCGCCGGCACCCGTTGCCACTGCAATCAGCCCGTCCGCGCCCTTGCGGATGGCGGAGCGGGCGTGGCGATCGTTGATGACATCATGCAGCACGATACCGCCATAGGAATGCACGGCCGCATTGACCTCCGGTACTGCACCAAGCGAGGAAATCACCACCGGCACCTTGTATTTGACGCAGAGGCCGAGATCGTGTTCCAGCCGCCGGTTGGACATATGTACGATCTGGTTGACGGCGAAAGGAGCGGCCGGGCGCTCGGGGTTGGCCCTGTTGTGGGCGGCCAGCTCCTCTGTGATCATTGCCAGCCATTCGTCCAGCTGGCTTTCGGGCCGCGCATTCAGCGCCGGGAAAGCGCCGATGACACCCGCCTTGCATTGCGCCAGCGTCAATTGCGGATGCGAAATAATGAATAGCGGTGACGCTATGACCGGAAGACGCAGATTGTCTTTCAGCACGGACGGCAGCATGTCTCCTCCCACGGATTACGTTTACGCGCACGTAAGTCAATATCGTGTTCGGCGGCGGATTGAAAGCGAAAACAGCGTCGCACTGGCCCGCCAGACCTGCGCTCGCAGCGCCACAATGGATCGATTTTCCCCAAGGCAATCCGGTCTTTATCGCAAACGATGCTTGCGGAGGCGCGGCATAGCCGTTACCGAATCGTAAACCAATGGCGCACTGCCACATATTTTTTGCGAAGAGCAGTAGAATAAGGATCGGTCGTGAGCGGACTGGAAACGGCAATCAGAAATGCTCTGGAAAAATCGGACAGATCGAACGCCGAAGTTCGTGCACGAATTTACCAATCGTCCCGTCAGGCACTGGAAGCGGGCCTGCGCAAGCAGGGCATAGACGACCCGCAGATTGTGGGCCAGCAGCGCCAGCGGCTCGAAAGCCTGATCCATGTTATAGAGAATGAAGAGCGGAACCGTCTTCTGGACAGGGTGGAGCAGCAGTTGCGGCCGCCTGTGCCGGAAAGTGCGGCGCATGACGGCCCCTCGGTCGATCCCGTCTCACAATCGCAGCATCACGGCGATATGGCCGTCGAGCCGGAATTGCGTGGCGAAACGCGCGATGTGCAGCCGGGCGCCGCTGCGGCTCCGGAACCGCTGAGTGCTGGACGTCGCAATGGAAAACCGCCAAGAAGAGGCTCCAGCGCAGGTGACGCCTCGCTCGCGTTTCGTCCGGAAGGTGCCGTTGGCCGCCGCAAGCGTCGCGGACTTTTCGCCCGCCTTTTCATGCTCGTGACACTGCTTGCCTTTGTTGGTTTCGGCGCCTGGTGGGTCTATTCCTCCGGCCTGCTGCTCACGCCGGAGCAGCGCGATACCAGCGTGCCCAATCCGCCGGCACAAGTCCAGGCGGAGGACTTCAACGGTACTGAGCCCGCGCCGAGCCTTTCCGCCGGCCGCGGTTTTTCCGACGACTGGGTGGAAGTATTTAATGCGGAGCGCGGCAGTTCCGGAGTTTCGGCAGGCCCCCGCGCCAATGTCGAGAACATCGCCACACCCGCCGGCAAGGCGATACGGGTGACGTCGAGAAGCGTCTCTCAGGACGGCGCAATCAGCGTCGAGGTTCCGGTGGAAGTGATGCGCGACATGGCGGGTAAATCCTCGACCATCTCGATCACGCTGCAATCCTCCAGCGATCGGCAAACTCAGGTTTCCGTAGCATGCGATTTCGCCACGTTGGGCGATTGCTCCCGTCACCGTTTCACGGCCACGGCCGAGCGTGCGGATATGCTGCTGAACACGACGTTCGAGCGTTCGCTTGCCCCGAATGCGCCCGGCAAGATCTTCATCAACAGCGATATCGATGGCAATGCCCGCCCGGTGAACCTGTACTCCGTGCGCATTTTGCCTGGTCAGTAAGAATCCAGCAAGAAGAGGGAACAAGCGCCGCAGCCGGGGCGCTTGTTGACGTCTCCCAGTCTTATTTCAGAAAACCCGGTCCTGATCCCAGGATCTTGTCGTCGATTTCGCCAATCGCCTTTTTGTCCTTGCCGTCGTAGTCAAGCGTATTGAGGATGTGGCGAATGAGGTTCACCCTCGCACGGCGTTTGTCGTTGGCGCGCACCACCGTCCACGGGGCGACATCGGTGTGGGTCTTTTCCAGCATCTCGTCGCGCTTTTGTGTGTAGTCGTCCCACTTCGTCAGCGCGGCGATATCCATGTCGGAAAGCTTCCAGCATTTCAGCGGGCTGTGGCGACGGTCATGGAAGCGCTCGATCTGCGTTTCGCGGCCGATATCAAGCCAGAACTTGAACAGATGAACACCCTCATGGACCAGCATCTTTTCGAGGCGTGGTGTTTCCTTGAGAAAGCGCTTGTGCTCTTCCGGGGTGCAGAATCCCATGACAGGCTCCACCCCGGCGCGGTTATACCAGGAACGGTCGAAGAGGACGAATTCTCCAGCCGTCGGGAAATGCGAGATATAGCGCTGGAAATACCATTGGCCACGCTCGGTCTCGGTTGGTTTGGTCAGCGCCACGACACGGGCATAGCGGGGGTTGAGGTAAGCGTGGGCCGCAAAGATCGCGCCGCCCTTTCCGGCGGCATCGCGTCCTTCGAAGACTGCCATCACCCGTTTGCCGGTGGCCTGCAGCCAGAACTGCACCTTGACCAGCTCTACCTGCAGGGCCTCGAGGGTGGCGTCGTATTCCTCCCGCTTCATCTTTTTGTCGTAAGGAAAATCTCCGGCGGAAAGCTTTTTTTCCTCCACCCAGTCGGGAAGAACCGGATCGTCGATGTCGAAGCTGCGCAGCTTGCCGCCAATGGTGATCTCCACCGATCGCTTCTTCGTTTCTTCGCCCAT